AGGCATTAGGGCTCCTTTGGGTTAAACGCCGCTGATCTCAGTCCAGAAAAGGTATGACGCATCGTCCGCTTGGTTCTCAGCCGCGTCTTCGAGCCATCGCCGCTCGAATGGCTGGTCATGCTGGTAGACAACGTAGTTGGCAGGGATTCTGTCGAATCCCTCCACCGGACCCCCGTAGCCTACATAGGCTACGGCATTCCAGCCCGTGCCATCAACCCAGTAATCCCCGGAGGCCCGAAGGGCCCCAGTGTCCACTGGGACAAGGTCATTGGCCTCTTTCCATATTTCCCTCGCCACGGCCCCAAGGCCCCGGACATAGGCTCTCCCTGTGTCCCTGTCGTACTTTCGTAGCGCCTTATCTAGGGCCGCGATACCCTCTAATTTGAATCTCACTGCTGGACCAGGGGTGCCATCGGCACCACGTTTCTAGGCGGTTCAGGGACAATCTGAAAGGTTTTCAGAATGTCTAGGGCATTATTCAGGCCGAATAGCCCTAGTAGGGATACGACGATTGCCCAGGTTATCTTAGGGTACTTCGCAGCCAAGCTCATCGCAGATATCACAAATTTCTGCTCCTCTGAGACTGCGCTTGCTGATCTAACCAAAGTAGCTATTTCACTAATAGCGGCTTCGCTCGCACTCATCTGTTGCATAATCTCCTCCAAGGAACCTGCATCTAAACCCTCTCGCGGGATCCAGGTAACGATGCAGAATTCGATTTCCCCATAGGGGGGGAATCGAATGGCTGTCATTGTGCCCCGACCAGGAGACTGATTCTTGCGGTAGTATTGCTTTTGTTGCGAATACACAGGAACAAACGAGTCCCAAGTGGTTGATTTGACCACGTCTTGGTCGAAATCGTCTCCAGGTACGGATATCTGTTTCCAGCCATATTTCTGGAGCTCTATGAGGGTATAGCCGCTCCAATTTAAGAAAGCCGTGTTCGCCCACAAGATCGACCCGTCGATCTTGCTGACTAAAATCGAAACAGTCGTGTGCTGTAGAAATGCTTTAAGGTTGTCGCATCCCTGTAGATTCTCTAACCATGTCATGCACAAGCCTCGTATAGTACTTCAGTGTTGCGGATATTCGGAGTTGAGGATACCATGATGATCTCGTAGACGCCTTCGGCAACGCTAGCGCTTATGTCGTATGCCACGCCAACGCTGCTAGACCCTACAATTGCTTGCCCCACTATATTAGTCGAGGATGTGTTGAAGTTGGCTAGTTTACCCTTCCACACGAGCCCCTTGGGCTCCAGCCGTTTCCTGGAAATGATCTCTATTTTGCTGAAAACAGGCGATCCATCATCCAGGAAAACCTGTTTGATGGCATCATCCCAGCGGCAGGTCATTTGGACAGGAGGGCCGTAGGTCGGCTGGCCGAACAAGTCGGCCCCCGTGTAGGCCCAATAGACGAGGAATTGCTTCTGAACGCGGGTTATGATGCTCATTAGGCAACCCCAGCCCAGAAGAATTGTTTGACTCCGCCTCCGGTCATTAGCCGGGTGTGGAAGGCCGCTAGGCGGCCCGTGGTATCTACCATCATCGCAGTGCTACCCCAATGGGTAATGGCGAAGCCTTTATCCACGTATGTCGCAAATTGCTGTTGGATGGATTTCACCTTCTCCATCTGAATCTGGCCCTGAGCAATGGCGATGAAATGCGCTGATAGATAGCGGGCTACAAGTTCTAGGCTTGCGACAGAGGGTATTGGGGCAAGAGCTATTACGTTGTCGACAATGAGGTCAGCCGAATCCATGAATGGATCGAAATCAGTGATGATTGATCGATCCACTTGGATTATAAGTGCTACAGCGTCCTCGTTTGTCCTGGCCATTTGTTACCTGCTGGGGCTTAGGGGTACTGAAGTCTTTTGGCCGTGGGTTGTCTCAAGGTGCGTGGCCAGGTCTCCTGGCCACGTATGCATGGCACCGCCGTGCAGTTGGTTATGCAACCGCACCATTTCCCCGTGGGTCATCGGCCTTGCCGATGACACGGGTTTAGCCACCTCTGATTTAGCCGGTTCAGTGAACTCAAACGGGATGCGGGAGGGCCGGAAGCCGAACCTTCGCTGGCATTCATCTAGCGTTAGGATATTTGCCTGTGGCCATCCAAGACTCAGGAACCGCTTCTTGGCCGCAACGCAAGGTCCGCACCATACCTCGCTTACGAGGTATTGCTGGCGGACTCGGGTGACGGTCTTTTCCGATGCTGGAATTCCAGCATCGGGCTTTTTAGCAGGGATTACCGGGGTAACTACCGGGACAGCCGGGCTTTTCTGGACAACCACGGTGAACCGTTGAACGGGTCGAATGACCTCGACGGTGAAGTCGTCAAAAGTAAGCAGTAGTAGTGCAAGTATCGTAAACATCATGTTCCTTTACGCTGAAGTTGATCTGATCGCTAGTCCGCCGTTGCAGACAGCTTTGCTGCCTCGCAGCACCCCGAGGCCGTGACGGCCCCATCCTTTCCATGAATTCAAGATCAATTGACCCCACGAGCCACGCTCGATGCGAACCCATCTGATACCGCAAACACTATGGCCCCACCAGTTGTAGTCCCTCGGGCCTGGGATATTGTTGAATCCGCAGGTGGCTACTTGTGCCATCGTCAGGTTCTGGTTGTAGAGTTCACGGGTTAGATCGGTCCATTCCTCCTCGATCTTGTACTTTGTCATCTCTGCTCTGAGGGCAGGTGTGTCAAACCTCAAGTTGCGGGAGTGGAGAGGCCATTGGCCTGGGTCCGTGCCCTGTACAGCATGGCCGTGCTCACGGCCAAACTTGGCCGAGAGACCGCACCAGCCGCCTTCATCGCGGCCATTTTTAATAATGGCTGCGGTGGCGTGAGGGTTCAGGCGTACCATTGGCAGGTTTCGCCGAAGGCGATCCAGCATAACAGAATGGTATGTAGAATAACTCCAGCAATAGCCGTGGCCATTTTGCTCTAGACACGTAAAAGCCGGGGCCCCGTTAGAGCCGCTAAGGTAGATGTGCTCAAGACTCGACTTTGTTGCCTCTTGCTCATCAAAGCGGGCATCCCACTCAGACTGCGGAATGAGTTCCATTCCGGATGGCGGGGAGAACATGGCCTCGGGATCTGTCGCGTAATCACGCGGGACCAAGCCGTATTCTACATCCTTTGGATATAGTAAATCGTCCGTTGGTCCATCCGTATCGATGATCGGGATATTTTTGTAGAAAGTAACCATTATTGGCCGCCGTATTCTTTCAGGATTTTGAGTGCATCCGCAGTGTTCTTAGGGTACTCTCGCACGGTAGCTTTACCGTTGACTTCGACTACCAGTACTGGGGTGTTTGTGATGTTAGGCTTCACGGCGGCCCAGAGGGCCTTCATGGTCGCCTGCTCGTTAGTTGTGTTCTGTTGGGGGTCATACTCCCTCCAGCCCGCTAAACCTCCCTCAGGGGTCGTCTTGGACGTCAGGTAGTCTCTGATGGACTTGGCACCAGGGATGGCCGATTGTTCGGCAGATAGGGTTGAGCCGGATTCCTTGACAAAGATAACTCGGAACGATACAACTGGCTGTGGGGCTGGGTCGGGCTGGGGTTCTGGAGTAGGAGGCACGGGCACGGGCGGAGGCCTGGGGCCTTCGCCTGTTACGGTAAGTATTTGCCGTACTATTGATTCCTGCTCGGTTACACCGACAGGAATCAAGATCAACTCTGTTCTCCCTGGCTTTATCCCAGTTACGATCATCAGGTTTTCCGAGGCATACTTTCGGAGTTCAGGCTCATCGCTGCCGTCAGCAAAGATACCGAAAACGGACAATGGACCCTTGGCCGACACAACATTCAGGAAGCCCTCAGGTGCCTGTAGTTGGATCAACGGTGTCGTTGATTCAACTACATAGAGTGTGCCCCTAGCGATCTCGCTAATGGCCTTTGGGGCCTTTGGGCTATTTGGCTCGACCAGGACGGGGGTAGTCGGCAGATGAATATCGGCCAAGCAACTCGATGCGAGTAAGAGCCATAGGATTAGGAATCGTACCATGGGAACACCTTTGCGAATGGTCGCAAACTAGGGTTAGGAGAACAGGGAGATGATCATTTTGATGAATTCGGCTAGTTTGATCCAATCAATCTTGGACCAATCAATCTTACCGACGCCATCGGCGGCCAGGCCCTCAGAGGCGAGTTGCTCGCCGAGCGAGGATTCCATCTGCTCAAGGGCTGCGGGACGTAGCGATAGCACGCGAAGCCGGAACAATTCCCCTCGGGACAAGGTACCTTCGCGGAATGCCTGCTCGGCACCTTTGATCAACTCTTTGCGGAAATTTGACATTTTATTCCTCGTAACGCAATGAATTTGCGTAAATTTCTATATCTGTTTCAGAGACGTCTAGGACACCGGACACTTGCCTGTTCCGGAAATACTCAAAGACCATTAAGGCCGCTTTGATGAACAGCAAGATCATTGCCGGGCTTATCCCCACGGCACGGGGGTCAGTTCGAACGAGTCGTTCGAACTCGACAATATCTCCATCCGATTTAGCAAAATACTCGCGAGTCAGCTCGACCGCGAGTATTTTGGATCTCAGATTGAGTTTAGGTTTGAATGGAAACATCGTAGATGTTATTCTACCTTGCGAAACTTGTTGCTGCCGTAAATTGCAACAAGGTCGTCGTCACTCTCAATAACTTCGCCAGCGTTGTGTGGGACGTCTCCAACCATATGCCCGCCCTGGACGATCTCAAAACGAGCTTTCTTGGGATACAGCCTTCCGTCGAATGCTGCTTTGGCGGCTTTCGCCGGGGAGACTTCAACCGGGGAATCGACTGTAACTTCCGGCGCGTTGGTCGATTCGACGTCGGTTGCTTTGTGT